ATTGCTATTGATTTTGCATTAAAGACACTAACTATTACAGCGTCACATACCCTCAGCGAGTTATACGATTACACTCAGAGTCAAATGGCGCTAGATGCCAACATGGACGAGGTTGAGTTCTTTAAATCCTCAGACGGTTTGGTGTTTACCTTCAATGACGACTGGGATTTAATTCTTGGCGCTTCTGGTGATATTACGAGCGCAACAGGTAAGACTATCGTATTTGGTGGAACTGGAGAGCTACAACTTAATGATGCAGGTAATACAATCGATGGCTTAACTGTTACAGGTGATATTGACTTAGGTGCATTAGTTACACCTATTACTGATGTAACTGCAGGCACTGTTGATTTCAGCGTAGCAGGCACTTACTCAATAGATGGGTGTGACATTACTGAGGTTACTAATTCAAGTGGCGGAGCTGTGACTATTGACCTATCTAACGGAGCAACTGTAACTACAAATACAGGACCTAGCATCACTATCAACCAATTAAGAGATATATCTATCACTAACATAACAGCTGGCTCAAGACTACAGATTTACAATATCACTTCTGACACTGAGATATACAGCGCTGTTGTTGCGGGAACGTCTTATGTAAGCACGTATAATGAAGGTGAGGACTTTACTTCGGGGGATACTGTCAGGGTGAGATTGGCTTTTCAATCAGGGGTATCGGCTAAAAAATTATATACAAACACAGGTTTGGCAACAGCAAACGGCTTCAGCGTTTTAGCATCTCAAGTTGATGATGCTATTTATAATTCTTATGGGGTTGACGGGTCAACAATTACTGAGTTTTCTTGGGATGACCCAAATTTAGAGATTGATATAAATGATTCTGACAATGCTACGGTAATACAAAGGATTGGAGCATGGTACTCATACTATATAACTACTGCAGATGGTATAGCTAATCTTGCAGGAGGAGTAGAATGGGAATCTTTGAACAGTATAAAAACACTTACGGCAATTGTTAGTTTAAAGCTTGATAATGTCAAGTCTTCTCCACTATACTTAAATGGTGGTAGATTATATCGTGATGACGGAGAAACCATTATTTCCAATACTTCTAACAGTATACAGGTTGATTACGAGCCTGTTTATGTCACAAGCGCAGACCCAGAAAATATTGCAGATTTGGTATGGAATGCAAATATTGTGGGGGCTAATAATGACAATGGAAGCGCAGGAGAAGTATTAGAAAACATACCGAAGTTAATTGCTAGGAGTTCAGATCTATAATGTCTAAGAACTATCCAGTTGTAAAAAAGACTACAGCAATTCCTAATGCTGCTGATATTTCTACAGACACAAGTAATTTTAATGGGATTTTGTCTGTAGCTGATGATGATGTCCAGAAGGCTCTTGATACATTAGATGAGGCTAAAATAAAGCTATACGAAACATCTACCACTACTGCAACAATGTCTGATGCTAAAGACGTTCATATTTGCAACGGGTCAAGTAATTATGTGCTTACTCTCCCAACTCATGCAGGGGGCAAGGACATTAGAATAATAAATAAAAACACAGGAGCAGTAACCTTGACGCCTACAAGTGGTACAATAAAAGGTGGTGCTACAGTAATACTTTACGAGTGGGAGTCATTGATTTTAATGAGTGACGGGGTAGACTGGGTATGAATGATAAGGGTAAAATATGAGCTTGTTTGGTGTAATTAGAGATGCCTTAACTGGCAATACATTAAAAATAAATGATAGCGGAAGTATTGACACTGTTTGGCAAGATAGCACTTCCCCTCTTATTGATCTTTATTTTTCTCAGGCCAAGGGGGCACCTACCACCGTAGCAACAGCAACGGCAAAAGATGATACTGACGTTGTTTTGACAAGTGCAGCCGGCTGTAGTGTAGGTGATTATTTTGGCATGTTTAATACTGCAGGAAATAGAGACTATTTTGGAACGATATTATCAATATCAGTTAACACAATAACATTAGATACTCCTGTTGATTTCGAATATCAAATTGGAGACACAGCGAATTGTTTTTCAAGAGATTTGAATGTAGACGGATCAGTAACACCTCAAGTTTTTTCTGTATTAGTAGGCTCAGGGGCAACAGTATCAATAGATATAACAAGAATAAGCGGATCAATGACTGATACTGATGCAATGGACGATTCTAAATTTGGTGGTTTGACAGCATTAACAAATGGGATTGTTCTAAGAAAAAAAGACGGTGAATATAGGAATATTTGGAACGCTAAAAGTAATAGTGAAATAGCTGTGATTTGCGCAGGTGATTTGACATATTCANATAAANCACCAGCGGGAGTATACGGNGCATCTTTTAGAAATACATTTGCAGGAGTTGAGAAACATGGTCCAGTTGTAAGGCTTGNNCCTGGAGANGAGTTGNAANTGATAATACAGGATGATTTAACAGGTCTTGATAGTTTTAGAATTATGGCGCAAGGTTCACAAGTTACGGATTAAATTATGGCACTAATAAAAACATACGAATTACCAACAGGCGATACTGGTGAGTATTGGAGAGTTAGGAATGCAATCAAGGATAAAGACAATAAACGTTTGTCTTTCAGTTTAATTTTATTTAAGAGCAAAGATTCTGCAATAAATGGTAAGGTTGGTCAAAGTAATTGGACAATTGTACTTCAAGATGATCTTTACCCATGCCCAAATTGTGAGGATAAGTGCGAAGGAAAGGACCTGGAGACGCTTATCTATTGCACACTAAAATCATACGACCCAAAATCAGAAGCATATTTAAAATTGCCTACTGATTTTAGAGACGCCACAAGCGACGAGTGACAGGCAAATTTGACACATCTATTTTTACAATTACAATATAATCCCATTTTCAAGGAGATAAAACAATGGCAGATCCCAAGGTAGATATCGGCACAGGTACAACTCTTACTTTTGCTTCATTTGTAGCAGAGATCAAGAGTATCAGTATTGGAGGCATAGCAAGAGAAGTGCTTGACACAACACACTTAGGGACTACTCCAGCAGGGGCCAACGAGATCGGCTCTAAAACATTCCTTCCCGGCGATTTAAGCGATCCAGGAGAGATAAGTGTTGAAGGGCACTTTGACCCATCACAAGAGCCACCCATTGAAAGTGCTGCATCTTCTGCCGTTATTACATTCCCAAGTACAACCACTTGGACAGGTGACGCTATGATGATCAATTACGAGGCAGGTATACCGACTGAGGAAGTGATGACCTTTTCAGCTACCATCAAATTTACTGGCCCCATCACAGTAGCAGCAGCCGTATAATCCTTGGGTTTTATAGTGTCCGGGTAGCCTTGTCACGCCTGGACACTATGACGCCCTTATTTATTGAGGTATACCATGAAACAATATGTTGTTTTGCACTCACGTAGAAGACTTGGCCAAGTTGGTGATGTCATAAGTTTGACAGACAAGCAGGCCGAGTTATACTTGGGGCTAAAACTAGTCGAACTTTTACAAGGAAAGGTTGATAATGACAATATTGAGCAAAGATCAGATACTCTCAGTTGACGATATAAGAAAAGAAAAAGTAGAGGTCCCTGAGTGGGGTGGTAGTGTATTTGTCAAAGGGATGACAGCAATACAGCGTGATAATTATGAACGCTTGCATATGGAAAAGAAGTTGCGCAACTACAGGGCAACAGCAGCAGCACAATGTATTTGTGATGAAAATGGAAAATCCCTATTTACTGAGGCAGACGTCAAAACATTGGCAGATAAAAGCGCATCTGCACTTGACCGCATTTTTACAAAGATGCTTGAACTTTCTGGGGCCTCAGAAGATGATATTGATCATCTTGCAAAAAACTAAAAAGCCGACCTTACCGGGTTTTCTGGCATCACTTGGCGCTTGCGCTGGGGATGACGGTACGCGAGGCAATGCAAAGAGTTTCAGAGGATGAGTTTAATCACTGGATGGCATTTGACAGGATATCTCCAATATCAAGAGATCGTTTTGATGTTTTGGCGGCAGGTGTAGCAATGGCAGCTACAGCACCATACAAAAAGAAAGGAGCTTCATTAAAGCTATCTGATTTTATGCCAAACTGGGGAAATGACAAATCTATGTCAGGTGATCAAATGGAGATGATGTTTACTCACTTTGCGGCAGGAGCTAACAAGAGGTATCAATAATGGCTGTTTTAGGATCACTTAATGTACTTTTCAGGGCAGATACAAAGAAATTCAAGAAAGGCGTTAGCAGCCTGGAAAGCTCACTCAAAGGGCTGAAGTCTATTGCTCTTGGTGCTGGGGCTGCTATCGGTGCATATATTTCAACTCAGTTTCTAAAAAGCACAGCAGATGCAATTGATGCTCAAGCCAAGTTTGCCGACCGATTAGGGGCATCTTTCGAGGCAATGCAAAATCTATCACTTGCAGCAAATGAAGCAGGGGTAGCAACAAACTCACTAAATACAGGCATGCAGAGAATGACAAGGCGATTGGGTGAGGCTTTCATCACAAACGCAGGGGCGGCAAAGGATACCNTTGAAGCTCTCGGGCTCAGGCTTGATGACTTGAGGGGATTGAGAGCAGATGAGCAATTTTTGAAGATCGGAAAAGCCCTGGGGAATGTTGATGACCAGGGGGAAAAGCTTGCACTCACATTTAAGCTCTTTGATACTGAGGGGGCTGCATTGGTTAATATGTTCGACCAAATGAAAGATGGTACAGATGGTGTTGAAACCTCAATGGAAAAATTAGGGGTTGTTATCTCCAGAGTTGATGCAAAAAACATAGAGACGGCAAATGATGCTGTTGGTAGGCTTCAAGTACTTGGCCAGGGGCTTACAAATGTATTTGTATCCAGGATAGCACCAGCAATCACAACAGTAGCCAATAAGCTTGTCACACTTGCCTCAAGTGTTGATATAGGAGATCTTATGGGACAGGGGTTTGTCTTTGCAGCCAAGGGTGTAGCGAAGCTTGGTGATGCCCTGGGGCTTCTGGTAAAGACTTTCAACATCGTTGCAGGTAGCTTCAATTTCGTTGTATCAAGTTTCAACCGTGTGATTGGTTTGATGGGGGAAGCAGTCACAGAAGTAATAGGAGATACCGAGAGTGCTGCACATTTCTTTTTTAAGACACTCAACGAGCAATCATTAAAACAAGGTGATGCAGCTTTTGACAAAATCAAGAAAGGCTTTGGCGAACTTTCAGATGAGTTTGAAGAGGTGTTTATAAAATCAAAGGGTGGCTTTGGTGAGCAGATGGTAAACAAACTAAAGGCAGCCATAGCAGCAGAAACCAAGATATCTCAGAACGCAATCGAACAAACCAACAAGGCAGTCAATAGCATAGATATTGCAGCAAATAAGGCTATTGTGAAGCGTGAAACCTCATTGCAAAAGTTTGTTAAAAGCATGACTGAAGCAGTAAAGACACCACTTGAGAAATTTCAA